TCCTTAACATCTAATCCATTTGCAACACTATCAACATATGCTTTTGTAGCAGCGTCTTGGTCTGAAGTTGGATCAGTAACGTTTACAATTCTACTGTTATTAACATCAACTGAACCAGAACCATTAGGGTCTAAAACAATATCACCATCCGTGTCTGTAGATGAAATTGTGTTACCGTCAACTCTTACATTATCAACATCTAATTGAGTAACACCTGCAATTGCTGTGCTTGAAGCACCAAGAGCAACTTCAGTAGAACCAAAAGTTACTGAACTATTTGATAATGAACTGTTTGCAATGTTTGTAAGTGTGTTATCAGGACCATTAATTGTTTTACCTGTAAGTGTTTGTGATGCGTCAATCTCTACAAAAGTACCATCACTTAAAGCAGAGTTAAATTCAGCATGAGTACCTGTTAAAGTACCTTCAGATAAATCTAATGTAATTGTGTTACTATCACTATTGATTGTTTTATTAGTTAAAATATCTGTTGTTGCTTTACCAACTAAAGTATCACTAGCATTTGGTAAAGTGATAGTTCTGTCAGCAGTTGGGTCTGTTACTGTTAATGTAGTTTCAAAACTGTCTACTGTACTACCTTCAAATACAATTGAGCTATCTGTTATATTTAAACCAGATACATTTGGACTTGTAAGTGTTTTGTTTGTTAACGTTTGAGTATCATCTAATGTAGCAACAGTATTATCAATTGCAAAAGTAATTGTGTTATCTGAAACTGTTGTGTCAATACCTGTACCACCAGTAAATGTTATTGTTTCACCAGTTGAAACACCATCTGCTGTTCCACTATCAGCAGCAAGTGAAAGTGTTGAAACTACTGTTTCAAAAGATAAATTTCCTGAACCGTCTGTTTTTAAAAACTGACCGTTTGATCCATCACCATCTGGTAATGTGAAAGTGGTATCTGCTGTAACTGAATTAGGTGCTTTTAAGGCAACGAAATGAGCACCGTTATTAGTTCCTTCGTTTAATTTTAAAGTACCACCTGTTGTAGCATTATTACCAATAAACAATTCGTCTATTGCTTTGTTACTGTCAACAAGAATTGCTGAAGTAGCACTTAATGTTCCAGGTGTATGATCTGTTAGTTGTGTAAAATACTTACCACCAATTACGTCAATATTAGCCGCTTCACCATCTGTCTCAGTACCTGTTCCAATGAATAATCTATCACCATTATTACCAACTGTACCTGTTCCGTATGAGTAAGCTAATTCCCCTTGAGCGAGTGCTGAAGGAGCTGAAGTAGAGGAGGATCGTTTTATTTTTATGATTGTTGCCATTTTAGTGTTTCCCCTTTATTAGTAATTACCACCATTAAATTTTATTGTTCCTGTTTCTGTAGATAATTCATTTCTTAAAACAAATTTATCTGTACCGGAGCTATACTGTAAAAGTCCGCCATCTGATAATGCGCCAACATCTACGTCTGTTAATGATCTAAGTGATGCAACTGCTTGAGCAGGCACCGTAACAGATACCTTTTGAGGTCCTGCTGAATTCGTTGAGACGATCTTTGCTTTCATAAATAGTATTTCTCCTATAAAACTATATCCTATTTATATATGTAACTATTTACATACTCATAACAAAGATAATATAAATTAACGTGTAACGTTTGGACTTACAGTTACAACACCTTGTAAAACTCTAGTTACCGCACCTGTAGAGGTAAGAGTAACTTCAGTATCATATACATATCTACCTTCTTCTAAAGCCGCTGTTTGAGTAGGCGTTAAAGAAAGAGTTAAATTTCCATCAGCTCTGCTATCACTAAAAGTGACACTAAACGTTGCTGATGCTGAACTAGATGAGTAAGATTTTCTAATTTGAGAAGCGGCTGTATATCCGGTCAAATCAAAAATAGTATCATCTGCGTTATAAAGCGTAATTGTAGTTGAGAAAGTTGCACCTTGTTCAACTAATAAATTCGTTAATGCTGCCATATTTTTCCTTATATGGACTATTTATAACAAAAATGATTATTCTTTGTCAGATTTATTTTCTTCTTGCCACTTTTCAGCTTCTTTTTTTATAGTCTGTGAATAATAGTTAAGAAGTACATCTATTTTCTCTATCTCTAACTCAAATTTAATTCTTTGTGTTTTTAACTTAGTGTATTCTTCCGCATGTATCTTACCTTTAAGAGTAAGTTTTTCTGTGTCTATATCAACACTTTCTACTTTTTCCGCTTTCGCTTTAACATTATTAGCCATTATTTTCTCCTTGTTTATTATTTAATTTTCGCTTTTAATTCTTTAATCGCTTGTAATAGTAATGGAACTAATCTATCGTATTTGATTGCTTTAATACCATCACTTCTTGTACCAACGATTTCAGGCATTACTGCTTCAACTTCTTGTGCAATCAAACCTACATCATGTTTTCTTACAAAGTATCCGTCAGCGCCACCTTTACTTACTATATAGTCATCTTTCCAATCAAAGAATACACCTCTAATTTTATCAACCATATCTAAAGCAGATGGTATTTCTGTGATATTTTCCTTTAATGCAATGTCTGAACTGTAAAAGGCAGTTATATCATTTGTTGCTCTAATCTCTCCTGAAGTACCTGAAGCGGCAGTACCTACACCAAAACTATCTAATTGTACATCATTATCAGCAGTTGAATTTGATACAACAATTGTACCTGCTTGTGTTGGTAATGTAACATCAACATCTGAACCTATTGAAGAAGGACCTACTATTGTTATTGAATTAGTTCCGTTATCACTATCTTCAAAGAATTTAACTTTACCTCCACTTGTAGCACCTCTTTTCATTTCTAATATATCATTAAAAGTTCCACCTGCATTGAATAGTGCTTTACCATTATCTGACATATCTAAAGTTAAGGCAGTAATACCTCCACCACCATCATTACCTGTAAATTTAATATCTCTATCTGATACTATTGTAGTTATTAATAAATCACTTGATGAATTAGATAATGAAGCAAAGTGTGTACCATCATCTTTTAATTTAATATCTGCACCACCAGCGTCTAAGTTAATATCAGCGCTTGCATCTAAAGTAATATCTCCTGTATTATCTATTTCTGCAATAACAGGTGTTGTTAATGTTTTATTTGTTAAAGTATCTGTTGTATCTCTACCAACTAGTGTGTCTGTAGATGTTGGTAATGTTAATGTACCAGAATTTACTATTGTAGCAATATTTGGTGATGTTAAAGTTTTATTTGTTAAAGTATCTGTTGTATCTCTACCAACTAATGTGTCAGTTGCATCTGGTAAACTAACTATTCTATCAGCAGTTGGGTCCACAACAGTAAGAGTAGTTTCAAAACTATCATCAGTAGAACCTTCAAATATTACTGAACCTGAAGTTTCTGTATTACCTGAAAATATTGGACTTACTAAAGTTTTATTTGATAATGTTTCTGTATTATCTAATAATGAAATTGTACCTGTTGCATCAGGAATTGTTACTGTTCTATCTGCTGTTGGATCAACAACGGTTAAATTTGTTTCAAAACTGTCAGCAGTTGCACCTTCAAATCTAAATGAATTTACAACATCTACAGTTGTAGAATTAATTGTTGTTGTAGTACCATTAACAGTTAGGTTACCTGCAATCGTAACATCTGCACCACTCATTGTCATAGCAGTTGTAGTACCTGATTTTATAATTAAGTCACTACCTGTCGCCGTTAAACTACCAAAAGTAGTGCCACCATCTTTTAAAAAAATATCACCACCATCAGCATCTAAGTTAATATCACCTGAAGCGTCTAGTGTAAATGTACTAGCAGTAATTGTATCTATTGCTGGACTAGTAAATAAATTGGCAATAGTCATTTCTCTTATATCATTAGCGGAATCGTCTCTAATAATCATACTATCAGCAGTATCTGGTGCACCACCTAAATCAGTTGCAGCTGTAATAAAAGTTGAGTTTAATGGTTGAACTTCACTCTCTAATTCGTTCATTGCATCAACAAGATTTGATGCGGTAATAGTGGCAGATAAGTTTGCTATATCACCAAAATCATTTTCAGATAATGCATTAAACGTTGTTCTTAATTGTTCAATTGTTGCTGTTGCTGCTACTGTTCTTGCTGCCATATTATTTTACCATTTTCTTTAGTAATTGTTTTATTTCAAACATTTCTGATTTTAAACTATTTATATCTCTTACCGCATCTTTTAATTGATTGGTGTTATCTCTTGCTTCTCTAATACGTCTTACGTGCATTAAGTATGCACTTTTATCCGTATTAATTACAGCACGTGAAAAACTGTCTTTTATAATATTTCTATAACCTTGTACTTTATATTGTGCCATATTATATTGCTAACGCTATTGCTCTCATATCTGTTATTCTAGGAGGATATGCTGGGTTAGTTCCTTTCATTACTATTTTTATTTTAAATGCAACAAACTCGTTCATGTCTGCTTCGTTGTATTCATAGTCAAAAAAGTCAAGTTTAAAATTATCATTATAAGGTGATTGACTTCTACCTTCAGCACTCACAGCTGTATTTGATTGTGTCATTTGTACATAAGGTATATCTTTCATTTCTCTATCATCACCTTCTGTTTTAATTTTTCTATAAACTTCAATAGAGGAAGTTGGAAAAATACTTGCTGCTATTCTAACATCTAAAGCAGTAGATGGATTTTCTAAATTAATTTCTTTAGTTACATACTTAGCACCAACACTACCACCAGTTGGGTCTGTTTCAGCAACAAAGTCTGTTCTATTACTTACTGTTGGATTATCAAGTTTATTATGTATAGCATATACATTTACTCTTGCTAAGTCAACCACAGGACTCACATTTGCGTTTGATGTTGATATATCAATATTATAAAATAAAGATTTATTACCCGCTAAGTGTGTTGTTTCATTTATAGAACTTGCAATTGTTCTTGGATTTGTAAAGTAATAGTTTTCATTTGGTACAATTTCTGTAAATGTTGAAGATGTAGAATACGGAGTTTCAGAACCATCAACTGAAGTTGTAGAAGTTGTTTTAATACTGTGTGCCATAGATGTATCTGGAAAATTCATTAAACCAATTTTAGGCATAATTGTTTCAAACGCTCTATCTTGCGTGGCAATTACACTTGCACCTCCAACTGAACCTGTAGAAGTCGCACTATCACCAGAAATTGTAATTGTGTAACTATCTTCAGTAACATTGGCAATATCATGTGTTCCATTGATTGCACTTCCTAAAATACCATTGTAGTCTGTTGTTCCGCTTAAACCTGATATAGTTACTTTACTTGGTTTATTATCATTCATTCCATGATGTGGATGATTAACTTTTATAATAGCAGGATTAGTTCCAAATTCTGTACCAGAACCTGCACTTGAATTTGTTTCAATTGGATTATTATTAAGCGTTCTACTAGGTACAACATCATTTGTTAATGATAAAGTACCACTAACTGTTGTATCAAAAGCTGCTTTATATAAAGTTAATTTTAAATCTTCCATTTGATCATCTGTCCATAACGTTGCGTTTTGTGAACGGAATAAAGAACCAAATAAAGGTTGTTATGTAATTCTTCTTGCACCAGTAGTGTCAGTTTCACCTAATCTACTTACCCATGCTTTGTATTTTTGACTAGCAGGTTTTAATATAATCGCATATTCTTTTCCACCTTGTAGATAAACAGGACTTGGGAATGTTACTGTTGTTGCTTCTGAAGCATCTGAACTTATAGTTACATTTGCAGCTGGAAGTGTTACTTCAGCAAATGGTAATATTCTTCTACCAGGTCTGCTTTCAACTGTTTCTACTATATAAACTTTAATTGGTATATTTTCATCTTTTTCTGCAAAGTATAAATCAACTTTGGTTAAGAAAATACCTTCTTGGTCATAAACAGTAAATGTTTGTGCTAATGGATCAGGATTATTGCCACGTTCACCACCACCTTGTGGTTGTGGTCTTCTAGCATTTGCAGCTGCACTAAAGTTATCTACTGTTCTTCTTATATCTGTTTCACTTACATTTGTTCTACGAATAATTGGAACTCTAGTTGACTGTATAGTTTCTTGTGTAGTTGTTTGTAAACCTCTAGCAGTAAAAGTACCATCTGCAAAAGTATCAACATCATCATCTGTAGAACTATTAGTTGAGTTACTTGTTAGTCTGAATATTCTATCACCTGTTCTAAATCTTACTGCATCTGTGTTAGGTATTGCAAAAGTACCTGATACTGAACCTACACTATCTGTAACTAAAGCACCACCCAATACACCAGCATTTGGTGTAATATAAGAACCAACACTTACATTATCAAAGAATGGATATACTCTAGTGTTAGGTTTCATTCTCGTT